AAGAAAACTAAGCGCAAACACAACGCAGCAGAGAATTTTAGATAATGCTATGAGGAGATTGGCGGATCCTACTACTAGGTCGACTGAGGTTAAGGCCAATGGTAAAGTTGTTGATCTTAGAAGAAAATGGGCAGAGAATACGGAGATAACAACAACAGGATCTGTAAGAACATATCAACAAACATCTAGAACGTCTAAAAAGCCCTCTAATGATAAACAAAAGCAGATAAACGACGCTGTAAACCAGCAACTCTTTAAAGATGCGCTTGAAAGATACAGCGAAGAAGCGGGCTTGGGCAAGCTAAATAAAACAAATATTCAAAACGCTAAGACAGTCGTTGCATTGCTTGATTACGCTAGAAAAGCAGACGATCAATTAATGACAGGATTTGTGAGCAAACTAAATGGTGTCGTTGCTGAAGCATATAGAGAAAACGAACACCTATACGATTGCACAATCTCGAAGCCGATTGATTTGTCCGTTCTTCCGGGAATGATTGTCAAGTCTTCAAGCGAAAGTTTTAAAGCATCTTCTCCATTCTTTAAAGGATATGTTACTGCTATATCCCATGCAATTAATTTTGGGACTGCTACTATGAAGACGTCTATTAACATATCTAGAACAGCGTCCGATGATTCGGGCATTGTGGGCGCGCCTGTAGGTCCGGATTAATGAATAACTATCTATTAAACAAGAAGTCGACAGGTCCTAACCGCGGCGCTGTATATTTCGCCAAAGTGCTGAGATTTTATCCTACGACTAATACGGCTGATGCTGTAGAAGCTGTAGATGGCGGCCGGACATTTCCTAACTGTCCTATATTGTGTTCTGTCCCTGCAGGTTTTGCTTACGGAACGAGATATTATCCAACGCATGACGATCAAAATACAGAAGCTGAATACGTAAATTCTCCGGGAGACATTTATTGCGTTGCGATGTACGTTGAGAATGATTATAATAGTTGCGTTATTATCGGCTTCATGTTCCCAACGCAAACAACATTGTCAATAGCGGAATACGGTTTGCATATATTTAGACACGAATCTGATGTTATATGGATGGTTCGTGGAGATGGAACAGTGCAGATCTACCATCCAAGCGGAAGCTTCATAAAGATTGGCGATGACGATACTAATGAGGTAGATGCCTCAAGAGCTGATGGTGGGCTTTATCCTTCCAGCACAGACGATTTATACCTCAGGCCACCAGATGACTATAATAAGGCTAAAACTTCTAATTTATTCATTAATTGGTATAAGGGCCAGAAAGTCAAGCTTGATTCTGATGGCAATATCGTAGCCAGCACAGAGGACGCTCAGGGAGCTGTAGTTTCTAGTCTGACAATGACCCCAGATGGCAAAGTCACCGTTTTCTCAACAGATCAGGTTAATGTGAATACGAAAGATATTAACGTTACAGCGTCAGGCAATGTTGTGGCCAATGTCATAGGCAATGCTGATATTACAGTCGAAGGTGACGTAACTGCTAATGTGACTGGCGACGCGACTGCTAATGTGACGGGTGACGCTACGGTAACTGCCAATAAGTCCAATGTCAATGCTCTTACTTCAGTCAATGTTGTCGCTACAACTATTGCTAATATCACCGGAGGTACAGGAGTCAATATTACTGCCGTCACAGGGCCTATTGTGATTTCCGCTCCAACGAACAAAGTGCTCGTGCAAGGAACGCATCCGTCAGGCTACACTGCAACCAATTTTGGCGTGTACTACAACTAGAAAGAATTTAAATGGCTATATTCAATCCAAATACTAGAAATCTCATAGTGCTTTCTGTGAAGCTGCGATCTGCTGCAGAGGAAATAGACTATTTGTTTCCTTTGAATCCCAACTCTCTTACTACGAATCAAGCAAGTAGGGTGAGCGCCACATTTACGTACGGGGCTAAAGTATTCCAGAATCTTGGAGCTGGGTTGAAGACTATTTCGATTGAAGGTCATACTGGATATCGAATGGATTACGCTAAATATGGAACTCGAGGATTCACAAGTGATCTAGCTTCTGGGGCAGAAGACTTAAGTGATAAGGCCAGCCCTCAGGCTGGTAAGAAGCACTGGCTAGATTTGTACGCATTGATTCAGTTGATAAAAGGCGAAAACAAGTTTATCCGAAAATTCGCGTCTATTTCTGACACTTTCTCCGTTGATAACATCGATAATATTGAGTCAGTAAAGCTAACAGTTCCCGATCAAGGCATTACGTATGATGTCTTACTTCAAAATGACAGTTTCTTAAGAAATAGGGAGCAACCACACCTCTACAAGTACAAGCTTGATTTCATCGTAGTGCAGGAATTTATTGGCGCTCCACGTAAGCGTGAGGAAGTATCTATTGCTCGCCCTGATTTAGGCACGACTGTTAATTTCTGCAAGAAAATGGTAAACGATCTTAAGAGCATAAAGGATGGGATCAAAAAAGCTGTCTATGCTATTCCCTTTGCCAAAGAGGCTTTTGATCTAGTAGAAGATGGCTTCGTTTTAGCTGAGCAGTCGACAACGTATGCAAACTTTTTCATTACACAAGCGAACTCTGCTATTTCAGATCTTCGTCGTCTCGAAAGAATGACTGACGCGGTCAATAAGGTTTCGGCTAATGTTGGGCTAATTAAGGGCGTGGTTCTGCAGCTCAAGACTTTCTCTAGTCTCCAGGCGGCATTTTACGAACCATATGTTTCTTTAAAGCATCTTAAGTCACAATTGAATTTGCTAAAAACAGCTATGCGTGGCGAGCAAGAGCAGCTAGCTTTTAACGTTAATCTTACAAGACTTGCTTCTATATCTGCGCCGGTTACTGTTGCTGCGAATAAAGCAACGGTGGCTCAGTTTCAGAAAGATATACGTCAATTAAGCAGAATCACATTCCCTCTTCCAGTAGATCGTGTTGAGGAAATAACAACTGACGGTGTGACTAAAATAAACGTTTTCTTTAAGACAGCTCCGTCTTCTCTGGGCGTATCTGGCATGAAGATTTTTGTTGCTAATGATTTCGGAAGCGAAAACGATCTTGTCGAATCATTTAGCGATAGCAATTTAGTAATGTCGACGAACTATAATACTTCTGGCTTCTTGTACAATTTTGTAATCGAATACAACTATACAACTTTTGAATCAATTGTTCAGCCAAGATACAAGAGCATTAAGAGAATATTGATTCAGAAGGGCGAAACGATTGAGACTATAGTAAAGAAATACGCCGCATCAGAAGCCAATTATTCTCAATCATATCTTTCAGAGGTGGCTTATCTTAATAGAATAGAATATCCATATGTAGTGACTTCAGACAACCCTAATTTTGAGGCCTATTTTGGTTCATATGGATACAAGATATTCACTACAAGAGGAGAGTTCCTTAGATACATAAACAACATTGACACTACGATATACAACAGCGTAGATCTTCCTGTCTACGATGTGACGGACTCTCTTGCGTCAAACTATATTGATCTTGATGATCCAGCAAAATTCTTATTGCAACAGCAAGAGTTGATCGACCAGATAAGAATAGAGCCAAACACGAAATTTTTTGTACTGCTGTTTAAAGAAACATATTCTAATAGATGCTACGCGCTATTTGGAATCTTTAACTCGACAAATGCGCTCCCGTATAAATTGTTCAACGCTGATTCCTATGTGATTTGCGCTCTAGAAAAGGGCAGATCTTACGATGTTGATAACAATGCTTTATTTGAGATATTGAGCCCGTATACTGCGACGGGTGACTTAGTTGAATATTATGGGCAAACTGCGTATTTTGAAACACTTACCGATACGCTGTTCAATAATTTAGTTTCTGTAATAGATCAAATCTATATCGCGAATGTAGGTTCTTTCGTGCAAGTGGGTTCGTTCCCATTCACTCAAGACGACAAGACGTTCCTATCTGGTGATTTAGACAATGCTAATTACGTTATTTTAACAAACTTTACAGCAGCTGGGGCGTTAGCTTACAGTGAATATTCAATCGCCGCTTTTAGCGTTTACAAGATATTGACAGATGGACAAGAAATTCTTCTTCCTTCTTTGGAGAATACATTCTTGCCGTTTACAGAAGCTTTTTCTAGAGAAGACACATACAAGGTTGATCTTGATGTAAGATTCCATTATCTTGATGATGTACATGTGTCTATTCTGCCTCGCCCTGATCTTGGCCCGGGCCCTAATGGATACGAGCAAGGCTATCTAGATTTCAGATTGATTAGCGGATTAGACAACATAAAGCAAGCTATTATGAATAGATTAGAATGCCCTCAGGGTGGACTAATTTTACATCGTGATTACGGTTTGCCTGTTTTACTTGGCAAGAAAAACACTCTTGAGCACCTCATACTGTTGAGGTACAATTTGTTCAATCAGCTCATGTCAGACTTGCGCGTAAGATCTGTAGACGATATGCAACTAAAGAGCGTAGCGGATTATATAAACGCTCAGGCATCTATTACGCTTGTTAATAACGATGAAACAATTGTTAAGACTACTCTATAAGAGGATGAAATGACTGTACAAATCAAGAACGCTGATACGATAAAGACTGACTTCATTAATTTTCTGCGGTCAGCTATAGAAGAGAATGGCGGTCCTAACGTCACTGACTATAACATAGGCAGCGTTTTGAACGTCTTAGTGGAGGCGTTTTCAGATGTCCTCGAGAACTATTACTATGATCTCTTTCAAGTTACAAGAGATTCGTTGGAGAATATTTACAACGGTTTCAACTTCTTTAAGCAGCCGGGCAAGAAAGCCTTAGTTGAGCTGGCGGTTTATATCGATGCGGATCCGGGCAATTTGGACGTTAATGTGTTTTCAATTCCTAGAGGCACTAAAATATCGACGGACGACGGTACGGTTGTCTTTGAAATTATTGACGACTATATTCAACCCACTCAAGTGTCCGGTTCGGGAGAATTCACAGGCAAGACAGAGTACTTTGCGCATGCGACATGCACTGAGACTGGTACAAGTGGCAACGTAGCTGCCAATGCATTGACAAAATTTGATTCTACTATCGTCAACATAAACGGGGTAGCTTATTGGATTAGACACTCCTCAGCTTCTGGTGGCGCCGATTCGGAATCAGAAGAAAATATGAAGCTGAGATTTCAGAAATATCTTATATCTCTTAGGAGAGGCACAAAAGAGTCTCTTGAATATGCTTTGGCAACAAACGCGGCTTTCTCAGGACTTATGTATTCTATAAGCGGTTTTAGATTCCTGTATTTAGTAAAGCAGCCGTATCAGTCTGTTGGTACAAATAATTATCCTGACGATTTGACTCTTTCTAATAAATTCTATCCGTCGTACACCTTATTTACAAACGACGACTCGTTTAGTAGAGAGCCTTTTTATCTATATGTAGGCGCTGACGAAAAATTCTTTAATCTTCTGTTCTCGACGCAGACAGTGCCAGACGACCCTAATCCAGATGCTAACCCTGTTCAAGCGGCAGCCGATGGTCCTGCTGGCTATAAGATAATTGGAATCAATGCTCCTGATTACGCTGTGGGCAATCCGGGCGGCTATACTCCTGTGAACGGAGGCATAGAATATTACGACGTCATAACACAGACTTGGGAGCAATTGGACGTGTTAAACGTCACTTTGTCCGGCGTTGATTGGTACGAATTGATTCCTGAGCAATATTTGTCTTGGACGCTAGATACAACCAGATGGGGCAAGTATCAAATTAGAGATTATAACGCATATTTCATAAGAATAAATATGCGAAAAGCCCATGCGGGTCAATTAAATCTAGACGTCTACAAGATTATGACGTATCCATTTCCTGGCTATATTGATGTCTATTGCTTAAAGAACTATAGGGATTCAGTTACTACAGCGGATAAGACGCTGATTACAGAATCTATTGACAACTATAAAGCTGCGGGCGTAATAACTACCGTTTCGCCAGCCACAGTTGTTCAGATGCATCCAATGATTATTATACACACTAGTGATCTCACTAATTCGCTAATACCATCTGATATAGTAGACAACATTAGGGCAGATGTTATAGCGTTTTCTAACACAAAAAATATTAGTGCAGATTTTGTTAGAAATGAACTTTACGCATATTTGTATCAAAGGTATAATCAATACGGCAATCTCTACATATATTACAGATATGATCCCTCTATATACGAGGACATAACCAACGAAGTGTTTAAAGAGGGGTTTAAAGATCAAGTTTTAGACGCGTCTATAAATGAAAAGATTGACTTATTGCTGTCTGACATTTACGTCGTTCGCAATTTGAATGCTTTAGTCAACACATTTACTGACTACCAATACTATGATAGCGCTCCAAATTATAGTAATTACTATAAAGATCCTGGTGCATCTGCACTGGATACATTCACTGCTTACTAAGAGAGGAATAAGATGTCAACAACGGGCACTAAAGTATTTAGAGAAATAGCAGCGGCTAAACGGCCTTATTTATTTTTTGCCGATCAAGTGCGGGCAGTTGCTGGCGGTCAAGGATACATAAACAATTCTC